AGGTGCGGCATGGTTAAGCGGGGAAAGGTCGGGCAAGTCAAGGCGTGTTACGGTTTATGAAGAGGGAGCCGAAAGGCTCCTTTTTTCATGCTCATGCTTTTGCTTTCACAGTCAGCTCATCATCATATCCATGGTAGTATTGCTGCAAGCACAAAATCTTGCAATGGACAAGCGCCTTCGGCTGCAATGTAAGCTGGCACGCACATGGGCTAACATCATTTCCAGGTGCCATGACGAAACCAACCAAGGATACCATTGGTACGGAGGACGCGGAATTTCTATGTGCGACCAGTGGAGGAATGATATTTCTGTATTCATTGCCGATGTGGGCTACCCAGAGAATGCCAGCCTTTCATTAGACAGAATCAATAACGATGGTAATTACGAGCCTGGCAATTGCAGGTGGGCTACGCAAGAAGAGCAAAATAGTAACACTAGGAGAAATAGATACATTGAATACAATGGAAAGCGTCAAACCATTAAGCAATGGGCTGAGGAATATGATGTGTCTCCAAACCGTGTTTGTGAAAGATTAAGGCGAGGGTGGACTATTGAGCGCACCTTGAACACTTATTGTCCGCAAGGATATGAAGAGGGGCGTCGTCGTCACAACGAAGCAGCAAAGTCTTCGTGGGTCAGCAAGGGGAAGGAATGGCAAAAAAAATCCAGAGACAAGTCGTTGGCTGCCCGAGAGAATGGCGCTATCAATTGATTGTTACGAAATGTGAAGCTGGGGCCGCAAGGCCCCCTTTCGCTGGTATTCTTCTCTCATGGGCAGCGACGCCCTCCTCTACCTCTTCCCATGGACAAAACCGCTTTCATCCGCAAGTTCATCGCTAACGCTGGCAGCAGCATCGTCAGCGTTCGATTTGTCAAGCTTGACGGCAGTCTTCGCTCCGTCCAATTCAACCCCCGCGACAGGCAAGAAATCAAGGGCACTGGCACTCCCACCACCAAAGCCAACATCGTGCGCTGCCGGGATTTCCGCCAAGCCAAAGCAGGCAATGCTGCATGGCGCTCATTCGACACTGAGCGTGTGATCAGCATTCAGGCCAATGGTCAGCACGTTTTCTTCTAATCATGCAACGCATAATTGCTTCTGGCTTAGGCATTGGCTACCTCCTGCTAATTGCAGCAGCCATTGCCTTTGCTTCCCCTTCACAGAAAGACGACAAAGCTCTTTCTCATTGTCTCAAGTTTCATCCTGTTAAGTATTGCCACCTCACCTACAGCGACCAATGATCTTTATCGCCATTCCTGCATTGCCCCCCATTCCTGCTGCTCAGCAGCAAATCATTGAACGCATTAAGCAACAAGAACCAGCATCATCTCTCAAAGTATTTGGCCAGTGCTCCTACGATTGGAACCAATGGAAACTATCATCAGAAGGCATTAGAAGCACTAAACGTCTTTGCAAGCATGAAATTGAAGACATCGTTGCAGTAAGCTGCTCCATCCTTAAAACCAACACGTTTGAAGATGGACAATGGGGAAAATGGCGCAGTCCATTGTCTCCAGAAGCAAAGCCCGGCGAAGAATTGATGGTAGCAGCGCTTTGTGCTAACATCACCCCCTGACTATTTCCCTTTCCTTTCCCTCTCCATTGCATTTCCAATCATGTGTTTGGCTATTAAAGTAAAGCGCCCCAATGATGTACTTGCTGAAGGCGAGCATCTAGGCTTTGAATGGGCAGTAACTAACAATGGGAATGGCTACCGTTGTGGTTATATTCGCCTGCCTGTTGGCCATCCTTGGCATGGTGCTGAGGATGACGCAGACATTCTTGATGGTGTCGAGGTGCATGGTGGCCTAACTTTTGCAGAGGCAGACAAGCCTTGTCACAAGCCTGGCGCTGATGATGCTTGGTGGCTTGGCTTTGACTGCGCTCATTCTCACGATCTTCAGGATCCCTCTTTGCCACGACAAATTATTGCTCATGAATTTGAGGGGGCAAAAGTGCGTTCCCAAGAATATGTTGAAGAGCAATGTCGTAGCCTGTGCGAGCAGGCTGCTGCTGCTTGACCCTCTCCCATTGACAACCATGCCCACTCTTCTCGGCGGCCCTTTTGCGTGGTCGTTATGGTCTGGCACTGGCTCCTCCTGGAGCCTGCTTGATACCAGTCCTGATCGTTTAGCCCTTGAACGACAGGCCAGAAGCCTACAGGCCGTGTTCACGAACAAGCAGTTTGTAGTGGTGGCTGGCACTCAGCCTCCTCGTTCGTAAAGATAAGCAACAGTGATGGGCCAGGGGCTAGCGCTCCTGGCCTTTTGCTGTATTGTTGGTTCAACGGGCCGAGAGGTCCACCATCTTCAAAGCCATGACAACCATTCCCACCATCCACCTCAATGGCACCAGCAAAGATACTCTAACGGCAGAGTACTACGCTGCCTATAAGGCAATTAAGGAGAGCATCAATACGCTTCTCGACGCAACGCTTAACGGAAGAGATTTCTATCCACAAGGCACCGATGCTTTTTATCAAGCTCGCGAAGAACGGCAAGATGCACTTAGTAAGCTGCATCAAGTGAAGAGCTACATTGAAGAGATGATCACTGGTATTGCAGAACAATGAAAGGCGACATCCTTGCTGCCATTCTTAAACAAAAGCTTGGCACTCCTCTTTCTTCAGAAGAGCAATCAGCCATCAATCGCTATCTAATGTTTGGCGAAGATGATGAAGCCTTTCCTGATGAAGATGAATGGTCTTCTATTGTTGATTGATTGTTATTCCCGTTTCCCATTGCTTTCTTGAAATGACTAAGCCTCTTGTTTACGTTCGCACTCGCACTGATCATGGTCCCTACTTTGACCCTACTAAGGGTAAGTATCAATGCAGCAGCCTTAAAGATGTTATCTTCCACACTAGGCTTGCAATGGAAGATGGCGAAGATTGCATAGGCGTGTTTCACGGGGAGGAATGCAAAGGCATTTGGCGTAAAGAATGGGATGCTGAGCCTGATGGTGAAGGTGGCATGGAACGCAGTGGAGCATGGTATGCTTTCTATCGTGCTTCTGAAAAGAACCACGCTCTTCTCTCTGGTCAATTCTGAGGCTTTATTATGTCAGGCGGAGCATTAGGCGACTATTCCTACCACAGGATTAATGACTTCACTGCTGATCTTCGCAATGAAATTGATTTCAATGGGACGGAAGATGAATGGGGCTATTGCCACAACTATTCTCCCACAACCATTGCATTCTTAAAGAAACAACTTAAGCAAATGGAGAAGATGGTTACAATGATGCGCAACATTGATCTGCTTTATGCTGGTGACTATAGCGAAGATAGCTTCAGGGAAATTGTTGGCCTCAAGAAGGAGGAAGCATGATCCTCGTCGATTGGTTCAATGCTGAATGCTGCAGGGGCACAGAACTCATTGAAGGCTGGTACTGGCATGAAGACGATGGGGAAGGCATTGGCGGGCCTTACGACAGCGAAGAAGCCGCTTGTGAGGCGGCTCAAGAGGGACAGGGCTGGTAGTGCTTCTTGAAAAATAATTGCTAGCATGGCAAAACGACGCAGGACTGGCATCCCACGTCGTTTCTAACCACCACCAAAAGGAGAGTTTGGCCATGGCTTCAAGCAATCATAGCAGCGTGCCCGCAGGGTTCAAGGAAATTCCTGGGTACAATGGGCGCTATTTCATCAACGAAGAAGGGCAAGTCTGGAGCGCCTTCAAGAAAGGATTGATGAGCCCGCAAGTAACTCCAAAGCACCCCTATCCATGGGTGTTGTTACGAGAAAATGGTCGTTCTCAACCGCGTACAATTTACTATTTAATGCGTTTAACTTGGATGCCTGCCGCTCCTGGCCCTATTGGAGTTAAGCGTGGGCAATGGTGTGTCAATCATAAAGATGGAAATAAATTAAATAGCAACATTGATAATCTTGAATGGCTCACCACAAGTGAGAATGTTAAGCACGCATGGAGGATAGGGCTCAATTGTACTCCCATAGGAGAGAATGCAAAAAATGCCAAATTTACTTCTGATGATGTTAGGCAAATTCGTCTTCGGCTTTTATTAGGGGAAAAGACAAAAGCTTTGTCGGAAGAATTTAATGTAAGCATTGTTTTGATTAAAAAGATACAATGGTTTTCTTCTTGGAAGCATCAAGATCATGACTTAGTGGAACCTATGATGTCATTGTGTCGGTCAAAATGGCTTCGCGTCATGAAAACCAAACTAGAAAAGGGCGAACGCATGGAAGAATGTTCTAATCGACAATCTCGCGGGCGATTGAGGTGGAACGAGGAATCGCTGAGTTTGTATTTGTAAAATTTGGAACTGGACAAGGCTGTATAGTAAAAATTTGGAACTAGCTGGCTTTGTATAGTGAACCCGGCCAAGGTTGTATAGTGATAATAATTCTCGTTCTCAACAATATCTAATATTATTACATATTATCTAGTATTATTCAATATTATATTATTTGATATTATTCAATATTATTCAATATTATTGCATATTATTTAATATTACATAAGTTTTTCTTATCAATCCAGCCCGAAAGATTAGCATCCCTTATACTATAAGCGATACTGATCAATCCGGGCCGAAAGATTAGCATCCCTTATTTGATAAGCGATACTAATCGAACCGAGTCGAAGCATCAGTATCCTTTATACTATAAGCGATACTCATACAACGGTTCCCCGGTGTGGTTTCCGCTGTTACGGATTGTTGCGAGACTCATGAGACCTGCCCATCGCATGGTAGGCGGGCCATTGTTTCGGAATGTTAAGCGGCTGGCCGTTTGGCCCAATCGTATGGTAGTCGGGCAAATTATTAACAATTGTCGCGAGGCTTGACAATCGGGCGGGCTATGGGCCCCGGCTTGAGCCAGGCTCGATTGATTGGCTGAGCTGATCACGGGAGGCTGATTTCGGCTCTGATAAGTGTAGCCTCTTATCAATGGGGAAATGGGCTCCTATTGATCGTCGTTGCTTATCAGGACTGTAATTCTCTCTCAGGGAGGCTCATTAGGAGGCAGACTCTCTATCAGGAGGAGCAAGAGCTCTCTCCTGTTCTCTGGCTGCTCTTCTCATGGCAACTCTTTCCGCTGCGGCTGCTCTCCTCTCTTCTTCTCTGGAGGAGGCTCTCCGTTCCGATGGCTCTCCCTTCTTGAAGCTCTCCTCCTCCGCTCCCTCCTGGGGTTCTGACACGATCAGAGCCGCTCACGGCGGAGAGCTCCCTAATGACTCTCGCTATGCTCTCATCGCCTCCTGTTTGGAGGCTCTCGCCGAGGGCTCGTTCGGCGATGAGGAGGAGGCTAGGGAGGCTCTCTACGATCTCTCTCTACAGTTGCTCCCGGCTCAGACCTACTCTCTGCTCCATTGGTTCTTAGAGAGAGTCTCTCGTCTCTCTTCTTGCGATGAGGCCCAGGAGGAGGAGAGAGTAGGAGAGCTCTCTATCTATGGACTCCTCTCTGAGGGTTGGAGGCTGGACTGTGAGGAGACGCTCTCCTCTCTCATCTCCTCTC